TTATCTGCTCATCGTATGACCCTAAAACCCCTAAAAATGACTTGTGTGGCATTGCTCTTGCAATCTCGCCAAATATCTTCCCACCCTTGTTCTCGTTTAAGTTTATTAAAGTGATATATTCAGACTTCTCAGGTTCATTCTCCAAGTCATAGTAATTGTAGTCTACTGGCGGAGTCACTATAAAATTACTAAAATTATAGTTCAAAAGTTCTTTTAACCATAAAGAATTGTAAATGATGTGCTGTTTTTTCTCCGCATCAATAATCTCTGGGTAGGGATGACTATTGTGAATCAGATGGAAAACAGGCTTTTTGTAAAGTTTAGCTGCATGAATTGTCCATCTTGTGTAGTCTAAATGAGTAAACACAGCGTGACTCCACCTCATTAAGTTCTCAACCACATTTGGGTTTGGAGGAAATACATCAATACCATCAAAGACATAATTATCCCTAATCTTGTACTTATTAGCATCATGTAAAAGAACTCTAATATTGTGACCCTTTGCTTGAAGGTCTTTTAACATAAAATGTATCATCCATTCCGCACCGCAATTATGCTCAGGAGGGTAAAGATGGACAGAGGCTACAATGTTCATAGTTAAATTAGTTTAGCTGCCGAGTCATCAAATATTCTCGTGTAATCGGCATAGTGATTCCATAAATCGCTTTGGTGTGGCTTTTGCCAAGCAATCATGGGTTTAATAATATAAGTATTACCTCTTGGGTGAATATTAGTTTTTAACCAATCATCAAACATTATGCTTGTATCAGTATATCCTTTGCAAAGTTCCTTTGGGTTATTATACATCACTGCGTGAGTAGTCCATGCCCCAAATGTCTTGTAAAGGTTCTCACTATATTTCTCAATTGGAGCAATAAGATTTGCCCCAAGGTAACACAATTCCCAATCACTTGGTAATTGAGAAACGGCTTCCTCAAAATGACTAAAATCTCTTATCTCAACATCATCTTCAAAGAGCAATAGTACACCATCGGTGCTATGCATTATTTTCTGCATTGATAGGTTAAAAGATGTTTTTGAGTCCTCATGTATGACGGCATAAATAACCTCACCACTCAATGAGTTTCGGTGCATCTCTTTCAATGCCCCATAAAGCATTTTTGAATTGTTAGTAGATAGTATTTTTACTTCCATAGTACAAAGTTAAAAAAAGGGGCGATAAGAATACCGCCCCCCAAAATATACACTCTAAAAAAACAACACTTTAGATTGCACCGTATACGGCAGCAGTCGGTTGGAACTGAAGCAGTTCACAACGAGCCTCGCAACGGAAAGTAATCAAGTTCTTGATGAAGTCATCCTGATCAAACTCAGTAGAACGTACATTCAGACCAGATTGTTGTGCGATTGCATACTTAGTTGTATCCAATACATACATTCTGTTTGCAGTAACCAAAGAATGAGGAACAACAGGGATACCAAGGATTCTTACATTACCATTGTTGTCAATAACCATTCCACCAGGTACTGAGTAATCAGCAGGCTTGGTTTTCAACAAAGCAGCCCAACCGGCATGAGTCATCAAAGAAAGATTCGGCATCCAGTTCAAAGCACCCAACTGAGCAACATAATCAATGAACTTCTCAGCGGTGTTAGCACCAGAAGAAGAACCTGCGGTTGCAGAAGATGCAATGGCATTAAGATAATAAGTATCTTCTGCCTTTTGGAAATCTTCAATCAGAGACTGCTGAAGGTATGCTTGCAAGAATGGCAAGTCATCAATCATCTGACGGCTTACTTTAGCGTAACCAGCGATGAAAGAAAGAGCAGTGTTTACAACTGTTACATCATAATCAACTTGAGGCTTATCAGAACCTTCAGTTTGCTTACCGAAAGAACCTTCACCTACTGGAGTGTTACCTCTTGGGAAAGAAACTGATCCGGTAGAAACAGGGATGATGTTGAATACAGAACGCAGATGTGGGTTTACATAAGACCTCAAATAAGCGTTGTCAACATAAGATGTATAAACAGAACCAGTCAGGTTAGTACCGATGGTCATTGTTTGAACAGATTTGGCATCCATTTCATAAATGAAACCTTTACCATTGCCACGAGCAGCAGCTTTGATATCGTTCCATCCTTTCTCAATAGCAGAACCAATCTCGTTCTTAATATTGAAGATATGTTCACCATAAGAAGTTGCTACTTTAGCAGTTTCTTTAGCTTGCAATTTGCCAAAAGATGCTTTAGCCTCAAGAACTTCGTTTCTTGCTTCAGCAGCAGTCTTGTTAGCTTTAACCAACTCCTCGTTGATTTGCTCAATCCTTGATTCGAAAGCCTTTGCAGCTTTCTCTGTGTTTACGGCTACTTCAGCCTTCTGCTCTGCGAACTTCGCATCAAGAGCAGCTTCAAACTTTTTTAAATCTTCCATTTTACTTTTAATTTAGAATTTTCTTAATATTGATATTAGTGACTGCTCAAGTTCCTCGTTGTTCTTTTGCTGCACAGGTGTATTTTCAACTGCCTGTGTGCTACTTGCCTTCTCAATCGCTTGTGCCAATTGCCTGACCTTAATCAGACATAGTTCAATTGTCTCATCAGTCACATCGCTGTTTCTGATAAACTTCTCAAATGTCTTAATTTGTTCTTGTATCTTAGTACATTCCTCCAAACTTTTTATCCCCAAAATTGGTGTATATTCATTTGCACCCCATGCAGTAAGGCTTGAACCTTCAAAAAGCATAACCTCAAGTATCTCATTTGCCTCTGCTGCCTTTTGCTCTCTCAAAGTCCTAAATCCAATTGAGTGTTCACCAATCAACCCACTCTCAACCATTTTGATAAAGTCTTGCCCAAGCCTATGCGTTCCGACTTGTGAACGGTAGTATAATCCATATCCATCTTCCTTCAACTCAACAATCTTACCAAGTGGTTGGCTTGGGTCATGGTTAAGCAAATGCTTTACCCTTCCTTTAGCCTCTGGCCCCCAATCTTGAATAGACCTCTTGAACGCACCTGGCATCATTATATCGCCATCGCTGTCAACCATTCCAAATGCAGAAAAATAACCGCTTACCTCGCCTTTCTTTGAGTCAACATCTTTTACGTTAGCCTCAAATGATTTGTAATTATATATCATACTTTTTTTATTGTCTATTTGATTTAATTTTCTAATTGCCCACTCAATGCCTGCATCTCCTCCCCATGCATCCCACATAATGCCACCACAACCCTCAGAATATGGCACATCCTTGTTTTGCTGATGCCTTTTAAAAGATGCCATCCTTGCAATGGTATCTCTGCTTATTCTTTCTCTACTTGCCAATTGATTTGCTCTTGTCCATCCAACTGGTGTACCACAATCACTACCATTCTCCTCCTTATACTTCAATGCCCTTTTTGCATTGTTGGTCGCTGCTTCTGGGTAATCGTTGTATGTTTCTTCTTTGTAATTATTTTGCTCTCCTTTCTCATCTTCCTCTTGAGCAAGATAGGCAACATAAGCGCGTTCTGCGCTTGCTCTTGATGTATACATACATTCACCATCTCCTATCCTAAATTTTCCGTCACCGCAACTATATATCGGCATTATTACTGTTTTAAAATTAACCTACCATTGGCATCACGTTTTGGAATGAATCCAACCGTACACCTACAATTTATAGTAAATCCTTTAGGACTCTTTGGGTCACCAGGTATCTCAGCAACAACAGGTCTCCCAAGTTTATCCCTACTCGTAAAGTTCTCATCAAATGCAACCACTTGCCCATCCATATCCCAATGATCATAAGAATCTCTTGGAATCCTTCTTGTCCTGCTATCCCTTGTTGCAATCCAAATCTTGTCAACCAAGAAGTCATGCTTGCTTGCTCCAATAAACGCAGCATAGTTGCTTGACCTCATCACCTCAGTCCTCGCTATCCTTGTTGCCCTCATCTTTGCATAGCCAAGTTCCTCATCCTCCATTATCAATTGTGCTATCTCATTACTACTCAACCCTTGCGCAATGCCAAGTGAGATAATGGCATCAATCTTCATCTTAGTAGTATTGGTCATGTTAGCGACCAAT